ACTGTATTCTCTGGACGTCCTCTATATATAGAACCGTCTTTTCTAACATAAAAATGATACCCAATTCCTGCCCAACCTTTTGTATTTTTATGATAATTATGTATTACTTCTACACTTTGTAAAACAGTTACTCCACTGTGATGACACACGATTTGCTCTGTTGTATTTCTTATATCCATTGTACCAAACTTAAAATTATTTTCTATTATTTTCATTATTTTCCCTCCTTGTATATTAAATTTTTAAACATTTCGTATAGACCTGTAGAAGCTAGTCCGCTAAACATTCCCGTTAGTATTACTTCTGCATTTATCCCATTTAGGTTCATTAATACATTAATTGCTAAACCTAATATTAGCATGATTAATGGTATGTACTTGTTTGGTATAAAATCAAGACTATTTTTTATAACAAAACCCACACAAAGGCATATTCCAACAACTACTATACTTAGATATTGTGTTAATACCGATAAATCCATTTATCTTTCCCTCCTTTCATTTTCCAAAATTGATATTCTTGTTTCGTGGTTATTAAGCTGATTATGTATCTTGGTTCTATCTTCTTGACCTTTTTGCATCTGATCCGAAAGAACTTGAATTGTTACATTCAATTTTGTTATTGTATTATTGAGCTTTACAATTACAGTAAATATCGGAATCATCGTTGTAATAAAACCTAGAAATAACATTATTATATTATCTTGCATCTTCTCCCCTCCTACTCTATTACTTCAACTTGTAGGAAAGTGCTTTGCGAGTATTTTCTTAGCTTTACACTTGTTCCTGATGGTTCAATATATACGTGAATTGATACTGTGTCTCCTGCTTTAGCAGGGAATATCATTCCTGGTGCATTATATGTTAGAAAATCCGATGAAGTTCTGATTCCATAATTTGTATAAACTTGACTATTCGTTATATAAACTGCTAATCCCATTAGCCTTAAAGAACTTGGAATATATGACATCATAACTTGAGCAGATATTCTAATATAATTTACACCCGAACCAATAACGATTTTCCCATTGCTAAGACTTAACTTATTTCCAAACTTAAGGTATTGTTCTCCTAGAGGTACTAATACAGCGTCGTAGTCTTTAGAAGATGTTATTGTCGTATTATCAGTAGCAAGAATAGCTTTTAGAATATGTTTTTGTTTATCCTGCTTACTATTTATCCACTTTATAACGTCCTTGTTGTCTAGTTGTAATGGTCCTCCTAATTTTTCATTATAAATTCCCCCAACGCTAATTCCTTTATTCTTTAGTGCTGAAAGTAGCACTTTTCCACTATTAAGAGATACTGGTTCTGTGTCTGAACTCAATTCATCTTTAACTTGAACTTCTATATCATACTCTGTACCTAGAGTGAAGGTTTGTCCTGTAATTTCTTTTGAGTCACAGCTAAATGTGCCGTTTTCAGTGTTTATTGTAACCAATTGCTTTATTTCAACCCAACTTCCAAATTCGGTCTCTGTCTTGCTCTTTTTTCGAAATTGAATGCTTTTGACTGTGTTGGTTTTGGCTCCAAAATTAATATTTGCATATTTGCCAGATAAACTTATTAAGACTGTTTCCCCTACACCTTCTTTTCTTTCAATTTTAATACTTTGTAAAACAGTTTCGGAATATTCAACAATATCTAATGCTTTTGTTTTGTCTTTTTGGTTTCCTCTGCTATCAACGGCAAAAACTGTTACTGTATTGTCGTCCATATTATTTATAGATTTTGATATGTCTGATGTTGAATAATCTAATTTTTCAATTTTATTACCAACCACAATATTGTAATATTTAGGTGTAGCACTGTTCTTGGTAGTCATCTTATTTGCACTTGTTATTGTTACCTTTAAATTACTATACTTTCGTATGTACTTTTGATTACTTCCAGTTAAAGTTTTAGTTATTGGATTAGTATCTTCACAATCAAAATTATTAAATACTGGGTCGCTATCTACTACATGACCTGTAAAATCAACTGTACTTGTTCCTATTCTAGTACCACCACTATAAGTTGTAAGTTCCACTGTACCATTAGCCTGATTTTGATTTGGAATTTTAGCAAATAATTCATTTGTATTCCAACTATATGAAGCATCTATCCCTGTTTGTGTTCTAACTGTTTGTCCATTGAATTTGATAACTGCTGTATGCGTGAAACTAGCACTTTTGCGGTTAGTATATATTGTTATAGTTTCGCCAATATTGAAATTCTTTTTACTTAAACTTACTTCGGAAGTTCTAGGAATTGTCGTTAATTTTTTGGATGTTGACCCAGTTATTGTTCCTGCTGATATACCTGTCTGAAACGAGAAACTAGCATAAACGGTTTTCTCTCCTTGATTATTGTGTGTTACATCTAATGTTTTCTCAAAAATTGTTGTAGTTGAATTTTGAGGTATATTATGACTAAAATCGTATGTTGTTCCGTCTATTGTGCAAGTACCTGGTTTAGAATATCCATTATACGAGCCTCCTGTCGTTGTTACTTGTACTCTAACAGTTATATTACTTTTATTGTTTGCTATATTCTGTGAGTTTTGTGTTATTGATATATTACTTGATACTGCCATATGCTCTCCTTTCTAATAAAGTAACAGCATATTCTTTGAATTAATTTGTTGAGTTTTCAAGAAATAGTTTCCTATTTCTATACTCTCTGTTGCTTGTATTTTGTAGAAATATGCTAAGTCTTTATTAATTTGGAATATATTTATTCCTTTATATGTTGCTAGGATTTCGTCCTCATCTATAAACATAGTATTTTGATTTGCTTGAATCCAAAAGCCCTTTTCGTCCATTTTATAATTCTTGCCATAAACTTCCCCAGGAAATTGAGTCCACTGAGTACACATAGTGTTATATTCGAGCTTTAAATCAGCAATTTCAACGAATCCTTTAATCGGCACTATGTAATCAAATAGTTCAACACCTAAACTAGCGCCAGTTGGCAATAAACTACTTGGAATATCAAGTGTTTCCCACTCTACAAAAGTAGTATCATTATATTTTGCTCTCTTAACTAAATTTGTTGTTTTATTGTTCCAATATAACCCTTTGTAAGGTGTAGGCTCTACATTTCCTGTATAGACTGCAAATGCAGGATAAAATGTTAATGCCACATAACAACTCTTGATTTCTGCTGTATCGTATATTATTGGTGTTTGATAATAGAATCCGTAGAAATATCTATAAGTCCAAACTTCTCTTGAACTTTCGTTATATAATGACATTTTTGTATCTAATATTTCCCACTGTGATGTTTGCGAGTTATATTTTTTAGGTAAGTATATCGTTGTATCTAACCAATTCTTGGTTGTATCTGTAGGTGCTGTGTTACTTACAACTACAGGAATAAAATCTGATTTCTTAGGTATTTCGATTATTTGCTCTATTTTAGTTAAATCTTTTAAATCATCTGGTGTCAGTATAATACCAGGCTCATACAATGAGTAAGGTTTTTCTACTTCTGTAAAATCTGCCTCATTAAGGAACATTAGTCCTACGCAGACATTTCCTTGTACTATACTGTTTTTTATGAAGTGTGATATTGCCATTTTGTTTTCATTTTGATTCAATGTAATAGGTTCTGTGATATTGAATATATGTGATACTGTATAGTCTTGTCTTCCATCAAGCTTAATAACTCGTCCACTCAGTGTATTTTCATTAGCATTTTTGCCGTTCGCCCAATATTCGTTAGAAGTTGTATAAGCGAAGTAGTTTTGAGCACTTAACAATGATTTTCTTGACAGTTCTGATACTCGCCAACCACTGTTGTACACATACATTTGATTTTCTATGTAACTTCCACTATTGGCAGTACAATACCAGTATGCTCCTTCAGTAGGATTGTCAGGTGGTGTATCTGACTCTTGATATGGATATTTAGCGTGTGCTAGCCAGAAATTATTATCATTAATCATTGCACTATTTCTAATTAAATTGTTTCCACCGGTTCTTTTAGTTGCAAATTCTAAACTTTGATTGGCTAGCTCCAATGTTGCAAGCTTTTCTTGTGTTTGTTCGTTTATTGCTTTGACTGACTCTTTGATTGAGTCTGCTGTTTGACTTATTTGTGAGTCTGTTTCACTTTTTGTGTAGTGATTTTCTTTTACGTTTCGTTTGGTTTCATATTTGTCGCTTAACCCATTATCTCTAACATATGTGATTTTCGCATTTGCTGTACTTGTTATATTATTAATACCTCTAAATAATGTAAAATGTCTTAATTTCTCCCACGCTTCTTTTTGGTCTTCTGTATAAGGTACTATTTCTTCTTCGGCTAGCTCGTATTCTACTCTGATAGGGTTGTTTGATAGCCAAGTTTTTAACTCTGCAACCGTGCTTGCTCTGCTAGTATTTATTCTTAATCTTATATAATTATCTATAATACTTTGAATGCCTTCTTCATCAGTATTCCAAACGGCTCGATTAATAAATTTATCACAAATTAATGTGCTCGCCTTTTTCATATCACTTATAGGTATACAGAAGTAAGAGGTATTTGTACCAGTTTGGTTTGCAAGCGTATACCAACCTGTTTCTGTTCCATCCAGCACAACTTGTTTCCTACTATGATGTATTCCATCATCTACCAAATAAGAGTTTTTGTATAGCTTTTGTCCTTCTGATAATGGGAAGTATTCTGTTTGTTGTTGGTGGGGTTCGTAGTCTGTTACGACCATGCCTTTTTCTATCATTATCTTCGTCGTAAAGTTGCTATATGTTCCAGCTTTAACAACTAGTCGCATTGGAACATTTTGTTCTTCTGTTAATGTGAAAGTTGCTTTGTTCCTTATAGCCGTTGCTATTGAACCATTCGCGCCTAAATATATATAACTATTGTTTGGTAAACTATTAGTCAAACTAATAGTATAAGTTCCCTCACTTAAATATCTTGAGCCTAAATTAACAGATGTATTTGAAGAATATGTGCCATTTATTGTTATTTCATTTCCTGCATATAGATTCTTTCCTACATCTTTTATTTCTAGAGAATTATATGGTACGTAACCTGTTGCTACTGTGCCTTCTTCTAACTGAAAGGCTGTTACAGAACCTTGAGGACAATCTATTCTTAAACGTACATATCCTGTTTCATTCCATTTTGCAAAGTTATTTATTTGTATTTCAGTATCATATCCTAAAAAGTTTTTGTCTTTATCATAATATACAATATATTTAGAACCTGATGTTCCAAGATAACTAAAAATGTATTGTTTTGTATTATCAACGTCAATATAATCTGTTCCATATCCGTTTACATTTGTTATAGTTGCTCCTGTTGATATACTTGGCATCTGTTTCCAATTTATTTCTTTAACTTTGTTCTTCCCCTCCAAATTCTCTATTTTGCTTAGATTATCTGGGCTAGGGCTTGCTCCCTGTTGGCTCTCGCCCTCTAGCATTATATCTATTAATGGTTCCGCAGATGCATCATCTATATATATGTTCTTTCCTTCTGCTGTACCTTCTATTTTTGTTATGTTCTCTACTGATTGCTCTACTGATGATACTTTACTGGTTATTCCATTTACGTCTTGCTCTACTTTGGTTATCTTTTGTGTGTTCTCTGTGGTTTCTTCGGTTAGTTGAGTTATTTTTCCATCTATCTGATTAATATTTGACTCCACTCTTCTGTTTATAGTTCTTTGTGATGGTGTTCTAGTAGTTGTTTCTTCTTTTGCTTTACATTGTATTTTGCTTTCAATATTTGCAATCCAACGTCCTGAAAATTGCATTGAACCTTGGTATATTACATTTTTACCATCTATAACAACGATATCTCCTGTATCTAGTGCTGGGTCTATTATACACTCACCTTCAAAACTATAAAATTCTAGTCCTTTTAATGCGTTATAAATATTATTGATTTGATCTTGATCAACTATGTACATATTGTCTTGGCTGATATAAACTGTATTGCCTGTTGTATCTCCTTTTTCAAATAGTTGTATTCCATCATCATACCTTACACGTGTTATTTTAAATTTTTCTCCCCATTTAAAAGTCTTAAATAACTTTAATGGAAGTGTAACTGAACTTTCTCCGATTGTTTTTATATATAGTTTTCCATCTCTACCTATTACTGCTATTCCACCAGCTTGTTCTGCTATATAACTTAAATAAGTTCTTGCTGATACTGTATTGTCGTACACTGCTATTTCCTTATTCATGTTTAAAAAAGAAGTAGAACCGAAGTTCTACTCCTGCTTTTCTACATAAGTCTTGTAGTACCTGTATTATTTTTGCTTTTCCATTATTGCTATTTATTAGTGTTTTTCCATTATAATTAAATTCAAATTTAATCATATTATCGCGTAATTTAAATGTTACTGTGTAATCGTCTTCTTTGCTTATATCATCCACATTAAATACTCCAACAGGTATTATTTCGCCTGTTATTCCACTCTTGATTTCTACTTTGTTTATAGTTGCAGGTATTACTGATTTATATAATTTTAATTCTATGCTTTGTGCTTCTATACAGCCCAATGTAAACTCATCACTTGAGAAAGCTTTTTTCGAGGGTTTACAGTCTAATATATATTTAGAATCTATCTCCGTGTCATTTATGTATACTTTTAATAAATGAGTTACATTGTATACTTTAGACTTATAGTTATTACTTGTACTATACATTAACTATTTGCCCCCTCTACCGCTGTTTTTTGTGCTTCTGTTAATTCTTTTTGCATTAAATTAAAAGAGCACTTCCATTTTGTTTTGGAAGTACTCTTTTCTTTTTCTGTACTTATCATTTCGACTTTTCTTTTTGATACCCTAAACTTTACATTTTCTAAAAAACCTCCATTTACTACTGGAACTTTAACATCCAATATAAATGGGTTTTTATATGTCTTTTGTATAAGTTGTTCTGCTTCTTCTTCTGTGTTAAAATCCCATGACATAGAAAGCTTTAACATTCCTACAGCTATGGGATTATCTATTAAAGAACCATCAACAATAGAAGAATAACTGTCTTTGTCTGTATCTTCTATGTCTGCACTATATGTTGACGGTGTTGGTAAATTTCCCGTATCTCCATGTTCTTTCCATAACATAATTTTATCCTCCTACTAATGCTTCTATGTCTTTCCCTGATTGTCTTTTCATATCTCTTAAATTGTCTAATAATATTTGTCCTAGTTTTGTACTTCCTACGTTTACTGTAAGATTTATAGGTCTATCGCTATTTTCGTTATTATAATTTGATAAAACATCTTCAAACGTTTCTCTCATTATATTTTGTGGGGTTGTTATTTCTGGGTTATTGCTTGCTCCTGCATATTCTCCGAAAATTGCTAGTGTTTTTTCATAAGCAACATTCCCCTTTGCTAATCTTGGTAATGATACTTCGCTCATATAGCCGATGTTAAATCCAAATTTTTTTCCGCCCATTCCTGGAACCCAATCTGGAATGTCGAAGCTTAAATTATTCATTACTGATATTACCTTATTTATTCCTTTTACAACGCCATTTGCCATACCCTCGATTCCACCTAAAATAGAGTTTATAATTCTTTTTATTGTGTTCCATATTCCATTAAATATATTGGTTACTGTAGTTTTTAACCCATTCCATACATTATTCCAGATATTTTTTATTCCATTAAGTACGTTTGAAATAGTATTTTTTATTCCATTTATGACATTTGATATTATACTAGTTATAGCATTCCATACTGTTGAAACTACATTTTTAATTCCATTCCAAATATTACTAAAGAATGTTGCTACTGCATTAAATACTGTTTTTACTATATTTAATATGCCGTTCCATAAGTTACTTAAGAACTCTTTAATTTCATTCCATACAGTCTTTACAGTATCACATATTTTTTGCCACAAGTTTTTGAAGAAATCTGCTATTGCATTCCATATTTCTATTGCTTTTTGTTTAATCCATTCCCATGTATCTTTTAGTGCCTTAATTATGGTATCCCAGTTCATTATAGCCACTACAATTAAAGCTATTACAGCAATAATTCCTACTATTATAGCTATAAGTGGTAATATTGCAATATTTAATGCTGTTGAAACTGCTGTTAATACTCCTGTCACTGTTGCCCAAATACCATATGCAGTACTTAATACTCCTATTGCAACAGCTATTCCTAATATAATTTCTGCTACAATTGGATTTTCTACTAACCATTTAAAAATATCTACTAATCCACTTAATATATCTAGTGCAACTGTTCCTATATTCTGTCCTATATTAGACAAAGCATCTATTAAGGGTTGCCAATCTATTTCAACTATCTTTTCCGATATAACTCTGAATTTATCTGAACAGTTTTTTAACCAATTTTGAAAACCTTCACTTTCCACTACATTTTTTATTGCTGTTAACAGATTATTAAATGCATTTGCTAAATTCTGCACTATAGCATCGCCATTGCCGATTATATTTCCATGCATTTGCAAACGCTTCTGCTATATTTCCTATTATTGCTAAAATGTTTTCCAATATCGAATATACTGTTCCATTAGTTATAATTTTCTCAAAACTTCCCCATACTGCTGATATTAAACCTGTTACTTGTCCTGCTGTTGTCTTTATTTGTTCTACTAAAGCAGGTCCATACTTATTCCATGAGTCAATAAGTGGTTTAAAGAAATCATATAATTTTTGTGATAGTGTCGACATTTGATTATCTATTCCTGATAAATCAAAACTTGGTGATACACCTCCGCTATTCCCACTATCAGAGCTATCATTAGATTGTACATTATTTATTTCATCATGTACTCCTGCTAATTGCTTTGTTTCATTTTTTGCTTTTTTCGCACTTCCAGCCATACTTGCATATGAACTCGCACTTGCTTTTGCAAATATATTTACTCTAAATAAAGCATAAACAACAGATTGGATAGCTTTCATTAATTGGTATACTAATCCTGTTACATACTGTATTACAGGTGCAAATGCACTTCCCATAGCATACTTCATATAATTTATATTTGCACTTAATTGTTTTGCTCCTGCATTTTGACTAGATAACCAACTTTGTGCACAACTACTCAACACTGAATATACACTTCTTAAAGAAAATAAAGCCATAGTATATTTCAAAATATGACCTAGACCATTTCTTATTCCTATTCCCATTCCTTTTATATTATTTGTAATATTTTGAGTTATTTTTGGTAATCCTTTAAAGCTGTCTTTTATATTAGATATACTAGGTTTTACTTGTTCTATTTTTTGTTTAAATGATCCAAAAAAGCTACCCAATTTATTTTGAGTAGTTGCTGTCTTATTTGTTTCTTGATTTAATTGTGTCATTTTATTTTTTGCTTCACTTAGTTGTTTATTATACATTTCTATTTCTGTATATAACTTTTGTGCTTGACTATTTAATGATGTAAAATCTTTATTTGATTTCAATGCATTATCAACTGTCATATCCATTGCTTTATCATTTGGATTTATTCCCTCTGGTGTTACGTTTTTTCTAGTATCATCTACTATTTTATCAATTTGTGGATTTATTACACTTAATTTAATTTGTCGTGCATTTATCTTTTCTTGTAAACTATCTATTTGCTTTTGTACTTGAGATATTTGTTTTTGTGCATCTTTATTATTTACTTTAATTGCTATTTCATTGTTTTCAGAACTCTTTTTTAAGTCCTGTATTTTCTTTTTCATAAAATTAACTGTTTGATGTAATTTGCTTGTCATTGCCTTTGTGTCTACTTTTGAAAAAGCTTCTTGAACTTGTTTCATTTTTTCTTTTATTACTGGTATCATTTTTTCAAATTCTTTCAATGCTTCTTCTACTTTTGCAGTTACTACAATTTCTATCTCTTCTACTGTCATTGTTATTCCTCCTTCCATATTTTCATTATAAAAAGCACCAGTTTAACTGATGCTCTATTTTAAGCTACTTCTTTTAAATCTTTAACATTCACTATCATGTTTCGTAAATTTTCTAGAATATCCTCCCAAAAATATTCTGGCAATTCTCTATATGTTGCAACCCCATATTGGTCATTTATCTTTCCATATACCCTAGGGAATATTTTAGATTTCATTTGATGATATTCAAGTCCATTTTCTTCACAAATTAATTTTACTTTTTCTTTTACTGCTTTTCTTAATAATCTTGCTTTATTTGAACTTAAATATATTTTCTTTTTAATTATTTCATCATGTTCTTGAAGTCTATTATCAACTTCTTGAAATTTTTGTTCTGTTTCTGTTTTAAAACCTGCAAAAGCATAATTCATAACTGTTTGACTTTCTGTAAGTCCCTTTATTAAATCTTTAATGTCTAACTCCTTTGTTTCTTTTCTTAACTCTTTATTTTCTTTTAATATTATATCATTCATTTATTATCTCTCCTTCTCCGAAAATTACATTTCCGACCATATTATTTTCATTTCTTAATGCTTGTTTCATTAAAATTGTCCAACTCTCAACTTCATTTATTTTGCTTTCCAATATTTTTCTATTTTGAGTAGGTATTTTTTGCAATTCTTCTTTTAAGTAAGTATATTTAGAAGCACTATCAAGAAAAGTTTTTATATTTATTAGTAAATTATCTAATTTTACATTACTATATACTTTGTCCTGATGTATCTCTTTATCTAATTTCATTCTGCTTATTGTATTTTCTGCCTTTTCTGCTCTTGCTCTTAATGTTTTTAATTCCTCTTCTAGTTCTTGTTTTTCTAAAATCAGATTTTCTGGTATTACTTCTTTTACAACTTCTTTTTCTATTATTTCTTTTTTTGGTATTTGAATATTTTCTATCTCATTTTGTAATGTTTTTATTTGTTTTTCTTTTTCTTTTATTTCTTCTTGAAGTTCATTAGAAAGTTCTTGTTCTTCTTCTAATTGTTTTTTTATTTCTTTCTTTTCTTTTACAACTCTTTCTAATTCCCTTGTTGTCATATCTTCAACTTTATTTTCTTTCATTACTTCTTGTCTGTCTTCTTCATCTAGTCCAGCAAGTGCAAGTAATTTTCTAGTTCCTAAATGCGACACTGGTGTCGTATTTGAAAAAACTGTTGCAACTTTTACAAATCTTTGTGCAGTTCTTTCCGTAAAATCAACTTTCTCTTTTAACCATTTTAAATATTCTCCGTGTTCTAATCTTTCTTTTACTTCTATAAGTCTTCTACCTATTTCTATAATATTTTGTGCTGTTTGGTCTTTTAGTATAAGAATTTCTGCTGTTGTTTTTTCTATATTGAACTCTGTTAGTTCTTGCATATTTTCTACCTTCCTCTCTACCTTCATAATAAGATATTATTGTAATTAGTATTGTTGGAATATAAAAACAGAATAGTGTTCCCCATATGTTAGTTACATACATTCAGAACACCCTCTTTCGTTAAGTTCCTTTATTAGATGTTCCCATGTTGTTTTGCCTTCTTCAACTAATTGGTAAGCATTTTTGCAAATATTATAAACTTTTGAATCAATTCTTTTGTTTATTTGACTTTCATATTCAATAACATACTTATCAAATTCACTTATTTCTAGTTTTTCATCTTTGCCTAGCCAAGTTCTCTTTCTTAAATCATTTTCTATCCATTTAACCAACTTTTCTAGTTTTTCGTTTTCTTTTGTTCCGACCCATAGTTCTGCTATAGGTTTAACAAAACTCATTCTCATTTCTGTTTCTTCACAATGAAACATTTCTTTTGTTTTATAAATAATTTTTAATTTTGCCATAATAAAAAGACTCCCTTCAATTCCAATTTTTAATTTGGTACTTGAACAAAGCCTTTATCTGTGATATAATATTCATAGATAAGAACTTTGTTCTTTCGTATGAGATAATGTTGTAGTTTGCCGACCGCACATTATCTCTCTTCTTTTTTTAATAACTCTTCTACTTTTAAATTAAATACATCTGCTAATTTTTGTAGCACTTCCAATTTTACTGTCTTATATTTTTCATTTTCAATGCTACTTATTACAAATCTTGTTTCATTTATCATTTTTGCTAGTTGATTTCTATCTAGATTTAGTCTTGCTCTTTCCATTCGTATTCTTGTAGCATCTACTTGAAATAGCATTTTTACAAACATATTATCACCTCCTTTTTCTTTCTTATTGTGACAATATTATCACTTTTAAAAAGTATTGTCAATATATTTTCACAAAAAAGTTGATTTTTTTCTCTTTAAGTGATAATATATTATTAAGGAGTGTGATTTCTATGTTTTCAGAAAAATTAAAAACATTAAGAAAACAACATGGTATTACTCAACAACAACTTGCTAAAGAACTTGGCATTGGTACTAGTACAATAGGAATGTATGAAAGTAATATCAGAAAACCAAGTTATAAAGTCTTAAAGAAAATTTCAAATTATTTCAACGTTTCTGTTGACTATCTTGTTAATGAACCTGGATATGAAAATACATTTAATTTAGATTTTTATATTGAACACATACAAGAATTATCACAAGAAGAACGAGAAAAAGTTATGGATTTTATAGAATTTTTAAAAGAAAAACATAATAAATAAAACACCTACCTAAGTAAGTGTTTTATTTTATTTTATTTTATCCAATAACTCTTTTTTCTTCATTTCAAATTCGTAATCTGTCAAAACTCCATCTTTATGTAATTGGGATAATCTTTCTATTTGAATACTAGCATTTTCTTCCGTTATATATTTATGTTCTACTTTTGTTATAGTTCCTGTTTCTATATACTTCTCATTATTTTGAGCTATAATAATTTTTAAAGCTGATATTATATTTTGTGCATTATTCATATATTCTTTATATTCTTTACTATTTTTTGAAATATTTCTTTTACCATATTTACAGTCAAAAACTATTCTTGGATTATTAAAATCATCAACTGTTATATTAACTGCTAAATCAGTACAAGATTGAATTTGAGAAGTTATATAAGATAATTTTGCTTTATTATTATTTTTTATTTTGCCTATTCTATTAGTATATGATAAAGTAGTGCCATTTTCTATCAATTCACAATCTATGATTTGCGAAAAGCCATATACAGTATCTAAAATTTTTAATTTATGTTCTTCATTGTTAATATAAAAATCATCACATATTTTTTTATAGCCCTGCTGTATCATTTCCCTCTCTTTTTGTAATCTCAACTCTTTTGTTTTTTTTCCTTTTTTAGCTAATTTTACAAGTGCATATATTAATAGTGCCAAAATAAATTCAATTACTAATATAGACGGCACCACTGATATACAAGCTATTTCAAAAACAACAATTGGTATTGATATTATTATACCAAAGATTATAAACCACCATTTTTTATAAATTGGTTTCTTTTTATTTTCTTCATATTCTACCATAAAACTTTCTCCTTTTATTTTATTATAAAAGAATTATACCACTTTTAGTTATACTTTTGTGTCGAATTTTGTCAAAAAGCATAATTTTTTAATTTTTTTCTGCTTTCATTATGCCTCTCATTCTTCTTATAATTTCTTCTGGAGATTGTGTTTGTTGTTCTTCTTCCTTAAATAATTCTTTGTAATTTTCTCTAATTGGTACTATTTTAGGATTTCTACTCATACTATCTGCTCTTATAAGCTTATTAGTTACCGCTTCTTGTAAATTAATTTCACGTTTTAAATCATCAATTATTTTTACAAGATGCGTTTGACAGTATGCAGTTATCTCAGAATATCTACTGTTCCAAAATTCATGCGGTTTCATATCAAAATAATATGCAAGAGACTCAATTGAATAAATCAATTCAACTAAATTATGAGCCTCTTTTATTTTTTCAACTATATCATTTAGGCCTCGTAACCTTGAAATCCCTGCTCTTGAAATTGTTTCTCTGCTATTTTGCTCATTGCACTTTCTGCTGATTTTTGAACTAAATCGTTCATATTCATTGTTGATAAAGGATTTGATGTCATTTCTTTTAATTCTTTCTTGCTCATTTTCTTTTTGAAAAAACCCTCATCATTCAATGCCTCTGCAATCTTTTCATATAAATCATTTGCAGTTATTCCTTCTAATCTACAATCATCAATAAAGTCATATACTTCATCTGATGTTGTAAATACACTTTTGCCATCTTCATTTTCTGCTAATTTGAATATTATTTTTGATAATGCTTCTCTATCACATATTGCATATGATTTTGTAAAGGCCTCCTCAAAGTTCTTATTTTTTAGTAGATTAGCTATGTCTACTATTTTTCTTGTTTTTAGTACTAAATTTATTGTTTTATTTTTTGTTTCTATAATCATCTTTTTCTCTCCTTTGCAAAAGAGAGAAGACTTAAGCCTTCTCTGTATCTTCTTCTATTGTGCTAGTAACTTTTCTTGTTCTACTCCTAGCACTTAACGTAGAACTATTCTGTGGGAAAGCCTTTGCTTTCTGTTATTTCTGAACTTCTATAGATTGTTAATTTTGATTTTAACATATCATCTATAGCAATTTCACTCATTCCTATATAGCATGTACCTGTAAAGTACCATGTTAATGGTTTTCCTTGTTGTGCCGCAGTATCTTCTGGTAATTGAATTGCCCAATATCCATTTGTTTTAGCAGTTTGTAATGCTTTTAATTCATCATATTGGTCTTCTTTAAATAATATTTCTATTTCTAAATTTTCTGCTTTTTGTCTTCCTTCTGCTTGTCTCTCATCTGGAATATCTAAAGCACTATATGTTATTCCTTCTGGAGCTTTTAAAAACTCTGGTATACTTTGTACAAAGGCTACCTGTTTTCTTGTTCCTTCTGTTTTTAAATTTTCTAATGTATCAGCATGAAATAATTTTGTCATTGTACTTGTTTTTGGGTCCATTTTAATTTCCTCCTATTATCTTATAAAATTAAAAGAGGTCGTTATCGAATTATAACGAACCTCAAATATTATTGTTATACCGTATTTTTGCAATATAGGGTCATATACTGCAGGACTGGTATTTGTCCTTGTAAAATTATATTCTTGAAGCTTTTTATCGACTTCATATGCCATTTTCATTGCTTGACGTTGCTTTTCATTCCAACAAGTTACTGATATTTGAAATGTAGATTTGATTGGAAATGCATTTTCAGTTAAGTTTACTGATTTCAAAGGTGTATGTAATTCTAAGCAAGGAAATTTACTTGTTGTTGTTGGATTTGTTAATATTTGTTTATACTTTAATGATTCTAGTTTTTCATATACTAAATCACTAAATTCTAATTCGCTTAAATCTTTCATTTACATATCTCCTTTAACATCTCATCTAATTTTTTCTTAACTATTTCTGCATTTTCATTTCTACTTTTAAAACTTGCATCAGACATAAAGTGGTTGGCTTTCATTCCATGAGCAATATAAAAATCCATTCCTTGAATATTTACAACTGGGTATGGCAATGCTTTTTCAACTTTACTTACTGGAATAAACCATTCTGTGTAACCACTCTCTAAAAAATGTTTTGATTTTCCAACATGTTCCATCTCAGCATTAGCGCCTGTCCCAAAGTATTCAAAAAACAAATAGGATGCTCCATTTGCCATAAATTTAGAAGGGTCAGCAAAAACCCTTCCTTTCACTTCTTTGGTTGACATATCAATCATTTCGACTAATATGCCTTCTTCATTATGTCCTTTTTCCAACCTTATAGCGTAACCTCTAATGTTTTTTAATACATCTTCTGTTATTATTTTTGCAGTTTGTGGTAATTTTTGAATTATAGCATCTATATTTTTAAAATTATGTTTTACTTTTATATTACAATTGAAATTTATCATTGTATTTTCTCCATTCTATACACATATGTACTTCCTATTTTATTTTTATCTAGTACTCTATATTCTGGAATAAACTTCTCTAATTTTGAGATATCTTCAAATGATATTCCATTGCCTTTTTGTATATCATAATCTCTAGTCGTACGACCTTTATATGTACTATAATCCACTTCACCTGTAGACTTTCTATCTAACTCGTTGACATCTTGTTGCATGTTCAAATATGCATATGGCTTTTTTTTGCTCATTGGTTTAAATTTCCATACCTTTTCCGTTTCTCCGTGGTCTTCTATTTCTTCATACTCTGATATATATACTTTTGTTAAATCTCGTAATAGCATTACTTGAATATCCTTATTGAAGCAACATCAATTTTTAATTTCTTTTCTATATCATTGAATGATGAAGAAATACTTCCTTCATTTCTTGATAAAAGACCTTCTGCACCTCTTGCATTGTATTCAGAAATAACAGCTTTTTTTATATATGGAAATAATTTTTTATCAGTTTCTTTACGATTAGAAGCATCACAGGCAATAGAAGTCATATCTTCTATGATGTCTTTTATTATATCTTCTGTATCTTCAATATAATTTGCTCCTAATCTTTTTTTTATTTGTTCTAACATCTATTGCCTTCCTTTCTACTATCCTCTTGAAATTATTCTTACGATTGGAATAGCTTTATGATTTATATAACTTCTAGAATTTTCTTCAGCTTCTCCAGAATTTACAAGTTCCCAGTTAGCGCCGTTTTCAAGTTCTGCATTAGTTGGAGATAAAGTAGCTTGTGAAGTTTTTTCATATGAAATTCCATAAGGTGCAAATACTTTTCTTTGTCTAATATATAAAGTCTCTTGTCCACCATTTTTAGATGCATTTCTTTCCATTTCATATGGTTTTTTTACACCTAAATCTTCATAATCTATTGACCCCATACCTAATGCATATGTTGTATATTCTGTATGTGCCTCATCTGATACCTCATAGTAATCTCCTATGCTTCCTACAACTGGGCTTGCAACTGCTGTATATTTTGTTCCAGATTTTGTATAATATGTTTTTCCAGCAATAATTGCTGTATCAGCTGTTTTTACATATGTTGCTTCAACCTCTTCTGTTGGCATATCATCATCAATTACTACTAATTTACCATTCCATGTTCCTAAGTCTAATTCTCTTGTTATACCATCTTTGTCAGTATATTTTAAGTGTTCTAATAAATTTAAGTTTTCAACGTTTGTTGCAATATCAGAATGCATAAATACTAACGCAAATTTCTTTTTATTAGATCCACAAGCTTTGTTTGTTGCAGAATTTAATGTTGTCGCTCCAACATTTCCTTTTACTTCTGTTGTATGTTTATTAACAAACTCTAAATTTTTAGTTCCTGTCATTGAGAATATACCTTTTAATACTGATAATATTGTATCTTGGTCTAATCCATCTTTATAATCTGCTATTTGTTCAGCAACATTTTGCATAAAGTCTTTTCCACCTGTAATGTCATATGAAAAGTCTTTTTCTACAAATCCTTTTGCTCTACCAACAACTACAACACCTCTTTCAAATGTTTTTGTTGATGTTGCTGTTATATCTGTTTGTCCATCATAATTTACTGCATCGCCTTCTAATAGTCCACGCATAGCAATTCTTGCATATGCTGTACCATCTTCATCAGCAAATACCTTTCTAATATCTTCATTTCCTGTCAAGGCTCTTGATTTCTTTAACTCGTTTGTTTTTAAATTTGGTATTCTTTCTACTGAATACTTAAATGCTTTTTCATTAAAACTTTTTGAATCAAATTTTCCCATTTCTTATTACCTTCCTTTTTTTATAAATTTACTTCTGGGTGTTTATTTAGATATTCAGCCAATTCTGTATAACTCATTTGACTTATATCTTTTTGAGTTACCCTTTCTCCTGTTTGTGGTGCTGGCTCTTTAGAATACTCACTTATTGCTTTTTCTCTGTCTGCTTTTGATACTTTTTCAAATATATCTAATTTTGAATTGATACTTTCAGCGGTTTCTCTTGAAAAATCAATAGTATCTATGTATCCTAATGAGATACCTCTTTGATTTGCTTGACGAATTGTTTCGTCTTTTAGTCTATAAGCATTTAGTTCATTTTCAGCCTTATTTGCTCTAGCTCTTTCTTGCTCTAATTCATAAGACTTTTTTTGGTCTTCATCCATTTTTGCAAGTTTATCAGCCTCTGCTTTTTTGGCTTCCATTTCTTCTAACATTGCTTGTCTTTCTTTTTGCTTTTCAGCATTAATCATCTTGTTTACTTCATCTCTTGTATAAGTTTTTTCTTTATTTTCTTCGACATTTGATGGTTCAACTTTTTCTACACTCTCGGCAGTAGATTCCATATCTTTTTTCATTTCTTCATCTTTATTATCCATGATGAAATTCCTCCTTTAACTTTTTCGGCTGAGTTATAACCAAACTATTTTGACTTTTTACGGAAGTCTAACCAAACAAAATAGACAGTTTCAAGCCATATCTAGGGCATAAAAAAAGAGCTAGTCGACTTAGCTCTTTGATTTATAATCTTAAAATATTAATAACTTATTTATTATCTTTATTCTTTGCTTTCATATATCCTTCTGCATAATTATATTTTAATACCCGCATAGCTGGGCTAAATATTGTAATTACCGTAAATATAATCCAATACCAAGTTGGCATTTGTAATTTAATACTTAATATTAAAACTAATAACCACATATTATTTATCCTCCCTTGTTACTCCTTTTATAACCCAAAATTGTGCTTCTTCTAGTTTAGTTAATGCTAATGATGTTTCTCTACTTGGTTTGCACTTTAAATCAATTTCATCATAGATAATTGAGAAACATTCTCTTATATGTTGTATTCTGTTGTTTTTTTCTTCATCTACTGCTAAATATTTTGCTCTATCGTTCATTTTTTCACCTTCTTTCCATAATAAAAGCACCTATTTTAAAAGTAAGTGCATAATTTATATTTTTTTGCATAAACTATTGATTATTAACCTAATTTATAGTATAATTAAGTTAATAATATTATTGTTGAAGGTATGTGACCCCCTTTTGGGTTGCACCACCTTCTTTTTTTATCTTCTTTTTAATATTTTAAATATTTCGTTGTTTTCCATTAATATTACAGTATTTATCCAGCTTCTATGTTTAGAATAAAATAATTGCTGTGCTTGTTCTATGCTTTCAGTCCTATCTAATCCTGACTTATGTATATCTATTACAAAGTTATCAGCTTGTCCACTTTTGTGTTTGAATAAATCATAGATTGTAGTTCGAGATTTTCCTGTTGGTTCTTTTAAATCAATTTTTATATTTCCTATCATATAATCTGGTGTTTTTATATTTTGTGGATTTAATACAACTGGTATTAGCCTAACTTTTCCTCCATATATTTCTCCTAATATTTTAGCGACTTCTTTTTCTTTTTCTGTATGTTTCATTAGTACACTTTTGCCATCAACAGCATATTTATTGCCGTTTTCATCAATATAATATTGTTGTTCTACTACTTTGTAATGCTTTTTGTTTCGTTTTAAAACCCTAGTTGTTACATCTTGATACTCCATATTTAATTTTCTGTTTAATTCTTCTCTAGGCATATTGTTTTGATATACTAATGTACTTCTGCAATGATGATAATGCCCGCATTATGGGAGGCATATTTATACCGCAAGACTAACCCATAAATTTTGAATTTTTTTAGTTCTAATTCTTTTGCAGTATTTCCATAATATCTTGTAAATTCATTAGAACCTTTTATATTAAATATTTGTTCATCTAAGCTTTGGCACATTTTCGTTGTTGACTCGTCCTCTACTGCGACAAATCTAACTTTTGAATTATCTTCCGTTACTTCTTTTATTCCCTCAACTTTGGCTAAATTATTTAGTCCTATCATTTGCAAATCTGCTGCACCTGATATCTTATCATTATTTATATTGATCTTTTGATTGTTTTGTCTTTGTATTATTGTTTGAAACTCATTAGAATCAATTTCTAGGCCTTTTTGTTGTTGCATATTTAAAATTGCTTGTTTATATATTTGTTGTGCATTATATTGTATTGTTGCTTCAATATACTGTTTCCAATTAAAGCCACTATAATTTGGTTGATCTAATAATGCAAGAAATAAAGCCATCGCTAATATTGATGGCTTTTTCTTTTTATTTACTTCTTGTTGTCCTTGTTCATAGTAATAATTGGCATCTTCATACATTATTTGTTTTTCTTGTTCTTCAAGTTTGCTTTGTTCTTCTATATATGCACTATAAATTAGTAATTCTAATATTTCACTATTTTTTACTCTTGTTCTTTTGTAAATATTGTTTGCTAATACAGTAAAGTAATTATTATTTTTTAGTAATCCTTGTTCTTTCCAAGACTCTATATATGTATTTATTCTTTTCTTAGTTTTATTATCTATAATATTGTAGATATTTTCTGTTGTAAAATTAAATGTATCAAATAGTTCTTGTAATCTGTTTTGTGTTTGTCTTGATGTTTTATTGTATAGTTGTTTTAATTGTTTTACATATTTGTCATGTTGCTCCCACATATAAAACACCTCTATTCTTCTTTATTGATTTGTTTATTAACTACTTTAGTTTGTTCTTTCTTATTATCTGCTGTTAGTTTTTGTGCTTTTTGTGTGTCTGTTAAGTCTGTCACTTTATCATCTTGTTTATCTTCTTTATTATCTTGCTCTGCTCCTGCTTGTCCCATCATTTGCATTTGTTGTAAATTCTTTTGAATATTTTCTTCATTTTGTAAGTCCATTTTTGCTAACTCACTTGTTGCATCTAAATCAAGTCCTAATAAGTTTATGACCGTATCATCACTTACTAATCCTCTTATTTTTAATGCATTAGTAATCATTGTTGCTACATCAGAAGGTAAATTTCTATTTAGTTTTATTTCAATATCTCTAAAATCATATGTTTTACCTTTTTCTTTATTGAATTTTTCTAATATTATTCTCCATCTTCTTTTTAAACCTTCTTCGAAATCTCCTTCAAATGTTGCTATATATTGTTGTAAACTAAAGAATTTCTTTTCAAGTGCTGCATTATTATCTGCTTGTGTAAAACCTAAATCTGTCATATTAGGGCAAAATGAACACAAACAAATAATATCAATCAATGTCTTTTTGTGATTTTGTAATGCCGTATCGTTTACATTCTTTTCAACCCAAGCTATATCACTATTTACATCTTTATTTCCATCAAGATATCTTACTCTACTTGTTAATACATACTCATCTTCTTTTTGTCTTGCAGGGTTTATAATATCTTCGCCTTTTTCATTTTGTATAATCATCGGATTTTCTGGTGTATATCCTCTAACTTTCAATATTGCTTCATCATTATATTTAAATACATTTCTTGAATTTTGAATACATCTCTCATATGCTCTTATTAAACTGATTACAGGTTCAAAAATTGCTATTCCATCGCAATTTTCTATTGCTGTTGCTGGTATATCATCGTCCCATTTTTTAGGTTGTTGTTCTTTTATGTTTTCTTTAAATAATGGTTCATCTTTAAATTTTTGTTCATACGCTGGTGTACCAAATATTTTTCTTTTTTCAGGTGTATCGTAATAATATCTTTTTCCATCTGCTGTTGTTAATTCTATCATTTGTTGATATTCACCATTTGCCATATATGTACGAATTATTCTGTATATACCTATTAAATTCTTTTTAGCTGAATAATCCCATATAGCGATAGTTTCTAATGCATCACTTCTTGCTATTGTTATTTCTCCTGTTTTTTCGTCTTTATAGTATATTTCATAGCAAGCTCTTTTTATTAAGTAATCTAATACCATATGTAAAAAATGTGAAGCATCATTATTATAGTCATTTATATGTTTAATTAATTCTTTTATTTCTACTATTTCTTTTTCGTCATTAGTTTCATGATTAAATAGTTCTTTGATTATTTTGTCTTTATCTTTATTAAATGCTTTTACTTTATATGTTGGTGCTTTTCCTCCAAAATAACCGGCAGACATAACACTTATATATCTCTCAAGTGGTACTTTTATATCTTCATCATCTAAACTTGCTAGTTCTTCATCTGTTAATTTTCTTCTAAAATTCTCATATAATTCTTTTCTAACATTTAATTCTAGTTGTGCTTTAAAATATATATCTGTTATACTTTTTTCTTCCGCTAATCTTTCTTTACTATATCTTAGCATTGTTTCCTCCAATCAAAAAACACCTACTTTTTAGTAGATGTTATATTTATAAAAGACTTATTAGTCATTGTCATATTTGTATTTTTAGGTTTTGGATTTTCATATACCCCTGTTAAGCAGTCTTCAGCATCATCATGTTCATTTTTTCCTGTTCTCACATAATGTTTTAAATGTTTGGCAAATTCTGGCCATCTATCCTCCCAATTAATTGGAAAATAAATGTTATTCATTACTCCTGTCGAATTACTTAATATTCTTGCAACTTTGTTTTCTCCTTGATGAAACCAATTTACTTTTGTGTGAGTATTCTTTAACTCCTTTAACTCTTTTTGCACATTCCTTGCAAACCCTCTACCACCATTATTACTTTCTATATTCGCATTTCCTACATTATCTTTGGTCATCATTTCTGCTACTGCTGGTTCTGTCACTTCCATTGACTCTTGTGTATAAATAACATCCAAGATATAATATTCACTGTTATACATTTGATAGTCTATTGAGCATAAGTAATCGTCGCCCTCATCTGCTGTATCTGTGTAATTCATAATATAGTGTGCTGGTGGTAATTTTTCATAAGTTTTAAAGGATGTATATAATCTATTTTTTACATCTATTGGTCCTTGTTGATAGTTGGCATATATAATGTCTTTGTTCATATTTTTAGTCTTAAATTCATAATCTTCTTTACTTAATACATCTTCACACAACATTGAACCATCTTCTTGAACTGCTTTGTAGTTTATATGCCTTACATTAGGATAATTTTCTAGTATATATCCTGCTAAATCATTACTAGACCATCTTGTCATTATTATAATTAGCTTAAATCCATTTTCTGTCCTTGATAACATTGTATTATTAAACCAGTCTATATGATTTTTTAATGTATTTTCATTATAGGCTTCTTTAGCATTTTTTATGAGGTCATCTATTATCATTATTGTACATCCAAACCCTGTTGCAGTACCTGTTGGCGACGTTGCTAAATAATTTGACACCTTACTTCCAGCTAATGCCCACTTTTTTTGTGTAGCTTCGCCATCTTTAATCTTGGTATTAGGAAATATATCATTATATACGATTACGCCTTCTGTTTTTTCAGAAGCTATTGTGTCTCTTACTGATTTTGCAAATGAACTCGATAAATCCTCATTGTATGATCCTGTCATTATCTTTTCGTTTGGATTAGTTCCTAATATCCATTCTACAAATTTTCCTGCAGTTCTTGACTTTCCATGTCTTGGTGGCATATTTATTACACATACTTTTTCATCGCTCTTATAAAAATCTTGTAATTGATAGCATAAATCTTTTAAAAATACTCGTTCTTCTTTATAAAAATCAGATGCGGTTAATTTGCAATACTCAAAAAAATCACGTCTAGCTAATTCTAAACGTGCTTGTTTTTTTATTTTTTCTCTTACATCATTATTCATTTAATATCTTTCTCAACTCTTCTGTTGACATTCCTGAAAATGGATTATTTGTATTAACATTGCCATCAATTGTTACTTTCTCCTTAAACATTCCTAAATGTTTTCCTAACAATTCAAGCGCCTTAACTTTATCACATGAATCTACTTGTATTCCAAATTTGCCTTCTTTTATCCCAGATAATGCTTTTTTCTGTTCTTCTGTCAAATCATCTGTAGGAGTAAACTCTATTCCAGTATATTCTTCTTCCTTATAATCAACTATATCTTCTCCATCAAATACTGGTACACTTCTTTTCATTTTCTTCAATTTTGCATAATCACTTGCATTTGAAAAAGCTATTGCTGCTAACTCTTTTATTACCATATCTTGTGTAACTTCTGTTCTTTTTTCTATTTCCTTTTGTTTTTCTGATATGTATTCTTGAACCTTAGTATTTCTTAGTAATTTGCTACCATTCACATTTGCTGTCTCATCTTTCTTACATCTTGGATAAGCAACCTTATATGCTCTTGTTGCATTAAGGTCTATTAAATACTCATCGCAAAATCTTTTCTGTGCATTTGTCAATTGAATCACCTCTTTTGTCTGTATCTTATTTTTCTATTCAGCTAAATAGATATGTTTTCCGTCTCCTAATACATTTCTTTCATCGCATTTTTTTATAACTGACATATAACCTTTTTTAAATACTGTTGGTCTATCTCCTCTTATTATTGGAATTATAGCTATAATTTCCCTATTATCTTTCTTATAAATTATTAAATCGTCATTCTTCATTTATGTTCTCCGTACATATTCTTTTATTATTTCATTTATAAAATCATTACTACTTGCAACTATTTCGCATACATCTTCATAGCTGAATGTTTTATCGTCGTTTTGATTATGTCCGTATTCATATAGCCAAACATGTGTTAGTTCGTGTTTCAATGTCTTTATTATATTAGCTTGATCTTTTAGTAGCATTATTGTTTGAGTTCTATATATTGTTACTCCTAATGTTCCATCACTTTTCATTTCGTTATTAATTGTAGCTTCATCTACTTCTTCTATTAACCATTCCGTATTATTTATTTTAAATTTCATCTTTATCCTCACATATATTTAAATATTTACATTTCTCGCATTGTCTTTTCTCATCTACAATACACTTTTGTCTTTTCTTATTCTCATAAAATTTTCTTCTTCTATATTCATCGTCTATGTAGTTTGCTATTATACTACCTCTCATATACAACACTTCCTTTGTATAAAACACTATGTAATGATACAGGAGCTATGTTCTCCTTCGTGGTTAAGTTCTTTTATAGTTACCAATAAAACCGTAGTATTACCTGCGTTAAAACCTAAACATATTTTTTTATATCACTACGCACAACTTACAAATATAAAATTAGAGCCCACTAGAAAGCTCTATATAAATCGAAACTCAAGGTTTATACATTGTTAAATATTTATATTAACATATCTAGTATCTGTTAATACCAACTAAAAAAAGAGTCTATCTTTATTGATAAACTCTTGATATAATAAAGTATATATAAAATATACAGTGTATGTTAGCGACTTAATTTATATAATGCGTATTGATTTAATGATACGCCTTCTTGTTCTGCTTCTACTGATAATTTATAATGTAATGATTTTGGTATTCTTACAATAAATTTACCGCTAAAATCATCATATCCTACTGGTAATGGTACATCAAATCCACCTTCCAGTTTTGCTTCTATCCAACCTTCCATTGCTTCTCTTAAATTTTCATATGCTTCATCAAATGTTTCTCCTGTACTTTGGCATCCATCTAGTTCTAATACACGAGCATAAAAATAAAACCCACTCTCATCGTGAACTGGTTGAATAATATAATTATATGGTAATTCTAAGTACTCTTTAACATTTTTCATAAAAGCTCCCTCCTTTTTATTAGTGTACTCCGAAGAGTAGGATTTTATTCTCCTATTCTCCTTAGTACATCTTTAACATACACTGCCTTTAATGGATTTTCTTCTTTTATCGTAATCACATCACCTTTTGTGTTTATAAATTGTCTGTGTGATGTTCCGTTTCTTTGGTTTCATATTATATCCGTTGTACTCTAACACTTTTGCCAATTCTTGAAACCTTATTCCATTTGGCTGTCTTTTCATCTTAAGTATCAGTTTGTTAATGTCTGGCATAAATATTCCTCCTTTCACCAGAAATACATGCCTTTATTTAAGACTAAATATATGATACTATATTTGATACCATTTGTCAATACTTTTATGAAAATTTTTTATATAATAAAAGAGTAAACATTTAAAACGTCTACTCTTACACAAACAAACAATTTGCTTTAGCAAATACTTTAGCCGCCTGGTTTTTGAGATATTTTTCATATCTGCGACTCTTTATAATTTATCTATTATAATTATAACTCTTTCAAAACTAAATTTCATCCAAATTTTATCACAATTTTTCATTATTCACCTATATTTAGTACATCAAGCATACTTTTTATTGCTGTGTCTCTTATATTTAATAATTGGTTTATAGATTTTGGTTTTTGGAACTCCATGCAGTATTGTTGTGATACATAATCCCATTTAGATTTTTCTATATAATATATCTTTATAACAACCTTTTCTTCTGCTGATAGTTGATTAATCATATTTTCAACTCTTACTATTTTTTTGTCTAACTCGTCTTTCAATTTGTTTAGTTCTTCTAATTTAGTTTGTAAAAATTGCCTATCTTCTTTGTTTATGTGTCTTTCTTCTTTATGGTAATTCATTGCCGTATTTAGCACTTTATCTGATACTTTGTTTGTATTACTATGTATGCTATCATAAGCTTGTCCAGCTAACTGCATATTTTCTATAATTTCGTTTTCTGTTTCCTCATATACCGTTCCAGCATATTCCAATCTTTTTTCATATTCTTCTTTTTTTAATTGTATTTCCGTCAGCTTTGCTTGATTTTTTAAGTGATCCTTTAACATTCTTTCAATATCTTCTTTTATGTATTGCATCATTTGTACCTCCTACAAATATTTTTTTAGATCTTCTTTTCGTACTGCTATAAAGAAATTTCCTAAATTAAAACTTATTACCTCGTCTTCGTCTATAACACTGAATTTCTTCTTTATTACAGTATCATTCTTAATTATTACCATTTCTATTGTGTCTTCTGTTCCCATAGATTAACCTCCATTTTATTTGATTTCTTTTGCTTTATTCTCAAAATATTGTTTGATACAGTCTTTGCAATCTAATTCTCCTGAATTTGTGTCACAATTTACTTTTTTGCATATATCTTCGTCAATATCTAAATTCATAATATAATAAGTCATTTGTTCTATTATTTTATCTTTTTGCTTCAGTTCTTGTTTTTGCCATTTCATATATTCAGCTAATGCCTTTTCGTTCTCTTTTTGTAGTTTTTCTATATTTTCTACTAGTAACCTTTTACCATATTGAGTTAATTTATCTTGATATAATAAACTTATTAACTCTTCTAATTTTTCACTCATAATTTACTCCTTTCCTAGTAATTCTTGCAAAGCTCTTTTTTGATTCAATAAACATAACTTGTCTTTTTTAACTGCTTTTTTGTATGCTTTGTCGTCATCATCTAAATATATACATTCTGATATTGCTATGTCCAATTCTTCTATTTTGGCTTTTATTTTTTGAATTGGAATACAATACTTTTCTTTTATCCATTTTTCATTCTTGTATGATATATATTCATTGCTTTTTTCAGATTCGTCTAACATTTTTTGTAAAGCAATCCAGTCACAATTAACATCAAATTCTAACTCATTTTCATTTTTTCTTATGTTATTTTTTAATTCTTCATTTTCTTTTTGTAGTTTAAAATAATTTTCATTATAAACTAAATGTCCATTTCCACCTTCAATTAATTCAATTGCTCTATTTTTGTCTATTTCATCAAAATTATTGTTTTCTATTCTTTCATATAATTTCATTGTTATTCCTCACTTTCCAGTAATTTTTGTAATCTATTTTTTATATCTAAAGATTTTGTGTTCATTGCTCTTAATCTTACTATTTGATAATCATTTTTTCGATAACTTGCATTGATATTTGTATTTTTTGATATTATTTCTTTAGTCTTTTTTATATCATAATCAATTCTGTCTATTATGTCTTTTAATTTTGATTTTGGAATATTATTTCTCTCGTATTCATCTAATTTTTCTAAATAGTCGTTATAAACAATATTTACATCAAATTGTTTTAAATTTAACTTGTTTTTTAATTCTTCATTCTCTTTTCTTAATTCTTTAATTTGTTGTTTTAATTTTTGTTCCGTTCCATAACTTCCTTGTTCTAAATTATTCCACTCTTCCCAAGCTTGTTCTTTTTCTTCCTTTAATATTTCATTCTCTTTTAATACTTTTTTATAGTCTGATAAAATATGCTGTTCACATCTGTTTCTTTCTAACATACATTCTTCTTTTTCATATCTGCCACATATATTACATTGATTAGTAGAACATAATTTTAATCTTTCTATATCTTCTTCTATACTATTTCCTATGCTACCGACATCTGTGTCGCTACCATCTAATAATTCTTGTAAAACATATTGAACTAATTCTGTTATAGTATAATTTTTTGTATTCATCATATCTTCAAGTTTTTCTGCATAAGATTCAGAATTTAATTTTTCTATCTTGTCTTCTATTTTTGATTTTAAAATGAAGTTTAACTCAATTGTTTGTGGAGTATAAATATGTGTTTTGTCATATTCTACTTGTTCTTCTAATCTATTTTTTTCTTTTAATACTCTTTTATAAGCTGATAAAATTGTTTCTTGAATATTTATTAGTTCATCAGCTCTATTTATTTTTTCTTTATTGTTTTTTTCGTATTCTATCCAATGTTCCATTATTTTTATACTTTCTTCTATATTATTTTCCACTACTCGTCCTCCTCTTCTTCGTACCATTCAAAATAATCTAAAATTCTATGTGCTAACTTCATTGAATTTTTTTTGCTTATGTGTATTTGAACTCCATTAAAACATATAATTGTTTCTTCATCATTAAAATTGATTGCCATACTATTTTCTTTCACCTTTTCCCTCCTCGTAAATCTTTTCTGCTTTATTATAATCAATCATAGTTAATACTGAACACATAGTTTCATAAGACATTTCATTGATTTCTTTATCTGTTTTACCTAATTTAATACCTTGTGGCATTACCATAGAGTTTCTTATAACCATAAATAACGCTAATTTATATTTATTTTTCATTTTATTTAATATTTCTTCTCTTTCTTTCACTTAAAGCTCCTCCTCTTCTAGTTCAATAACTTTTACTATTTTTGCTCCACATTTAGGGCAATAATTATAACTATTATCTTCTGGTGTTCCATATTCAAAATACCACTCTTCTTTACAATTACTACACTCATATATAATATAATCATAATCATCTTTTTGTATAAAATTACATTCTTCCACTTAAAACACCTCCTAAAATATTTCTGAACACAATACAAATATATCTGAATTTAGTTCTTCATTTTCTTTTAAAGCTGTTTCAAATGTTTTAAAAATATATAAATCTCCTTGTATAGCTTGTATTGTTCCTTCTTGTATTTTCCCATTTTTATTTAAATTCCATTGGTCTCCATTATACCAACCTTTACCTATTTCTTTTAACTTTTCTTTTGAAACATTACAATCCCAAAATCCTTTTGTATAATCAACTTCATTAATTTCGTTTTCCTCTATCTCATCATACTCTTTTGTATACCATTCTATAGCTTCCTCTAAGGTTATACCCCTGGGAACATAAACTGTATCATATTCTCCAAAATTATATATTGCTGATTTACTATTTTCTTTCACTTAATTACCTCCTAATAGTTATCCGATTAATTTAATATCAAAACCAAATTCTTGTAATTTTTTAGTATAATATTCACGAGAAGACCAATAAAATGTATGTGTTGATAAATACAAATGATGTTTAAAATAATTTTTTATTGTTTCTTTTGTTTCTATTATTGGTACAACCCAGCCATTGTCCATATCATCATCTACTACTATTTTATATTTACTGTTTGGTTTAATTTTAGAAAGTTCCACCCAATTTTTTACTTTATCCATCCTAACTCCTTTACTTTCTTATTTATTGCTTGTAGTTCTTGCATAGTAACTGCTGGTGTATTACTTCCATCATATCTTATTGCTATTGCTTTTTTATCAAGTATAAATAAAATACACATTGTGTTACTTTGCTTATCATATTGATAATAGCCTTGATATTTATCGGTTATATGTTTTTCGTATCCGTAACTCTTCAAACATCTCATCTGCTGTTTTTTCTTTCACTATGTATCACTCCTCCCTTCTAATTTGCTTTTAAAATAAGGTTTATTTTCTGTGTTATAACATAAACTAGAATTAGGACATTCCATAGTTTTCTTTTTTGTGCACATATCACAATTCTTATTTTTTTCGGCTTTTATTATATCTACCAAATAACTTCCTATTGATTTTCCAAAACTCATATCTTATTTACTCCTTTACTACTAAATCTGCTTTGAATTTTTGTTCTAATTGCTCTACACTATAATCTGCTCTAAACTGGTTATATGCTTTTTCATCCATCTTTTTTAGTTCATTCCATAAATCTGGATAATACTTGTATAAAATTTTTAATTCTTTAAGATTCTTTAAAGGGCAACACCAACAACTTAATCTGTCAAAATGTTCATATAATCCATCCCAATAGAATCCTTTTTCATAACAATATTGTAAACAATCCACTTCTGTCATTTCATATTCAACTAATGGGTATCTTTTATCCCTAATTCTTTTTGGTTCATCATAAGCAATTCCAATATATTCTGTATAACCTTCTTCTTTATATTTCTTTAAATAATCGTTAATTACTTTGGTTTTTAAATTACTTGTACACCATCTGCAAAGCATTGTTGCCCAACCATATCCTTTTTTACCTTTGTTTTTTCCTTTTGTTTTTTCATGCTCAAACATATAATAATCAAAACTTTTTTCTGCTTTTATTCTAGTAATTTTCTTATTGAAATGTTTTTGAATATAATCATCAAACTTATTTATATGACCAATCATTTGTGGAAAATCTTTGCCTGTATCAGCAAAAATAATTTCATCAACCCACCATTCATCTTCTAACATCTTTAATGTCATTGCTGTGCTATCTTTACCACCACTAAAATTGATTATATGTTTTATATCTATTCTCCTCCTAATAATTCTGGATTGTCAAAAATATTTCCGTACTACTTCTAATGTTACCTCTTTCCATGTACTTAAATTTAACAAACTTTTATCCTCACAACTCCAATGATAATCTTTGAACTTTACAACTACATTTTTCTTTATTATGCCTGTAGAATAACCTTTATATGAAAATCCTTTAATTTCTAATATGTCTCCGTTCATATATTTCTTTCCCGTTTTTATCGTGTAGTCCTGTGTATTGCATTAACCATTTATTGTATGATGGTATTGTAAAAATATTAGCTAAATTTTTTTCTAATAATTCATTCCAATGAATCATTTTTTTATCATAATCATTCCATATTCTAAACTTTATCTCTCTATTCATCTTCTCCTCCTACTTTATATATGGCAATCTACTATAATTAAGTATTTATCTTGATTTTCTGGTTTATTAATTGTTTCTGTAAATTTTTCTAAGAATAGTTGTTCACTATCTTTTGTACTATCATTCATGGCCCACCAGCCCATTTTTCCTTTTTCATGCCAACCTGTTTCATCTAATAATGCCCAACAAGAAAATGTACTTTGCATTTTTGCATAATTTTCTTTTGTTCCATATCTTTCTATATAATACTCTTTTTTATAAACTTCCCATTTAATATCTTCTTTTTCTTCTTCAGTTATTGGCTCTTGTCCTTCTACATAAGTTTCCCAAAATCTAATTGCTTTGTTATATGTATTTTTAAATTCAATAGCTTTTTTAAAGTCTATGTCTTTTATTCTTGCACCATCTACCCATTTATATCCTATTGGAGATTCTTTTCTTAAATTGCTTCCTTGGTTTATTAAATCTTCTAAGTTAATTTCTGATATTACATCTTCATTATCTTTTTTAGTTAATAATGAATTTCTCCATCTCCCACCTACTGAATACCAATCCCACTTCGAATTAGGATTATATGTACTTAATTCATTTCCGTTCTTCATCATATTGCAAATCTTCATCTATTTCAGCTTTATATAAATCTTCATCAGTTTCAGCATTTAAATATTTTAATTGCCAATCACTTATTTTTTTCCCTTCTTTTTGTTCTTTAGAATAATCTTCTTTTCGCTTTTTCGCTTCTTTAATTATTTCTTTTTTTGTTTTCTCTATATAAGGTTCTACTTCTAAATTCTCATCATAAGACGCTAACATTTCCTCTAATTTTTCTTTTTTTGCAGTTATAACTGCTACTGTAAAATGACTCATTATATTTCCTCCCTTGTAATAATTTTTAAATTTAATTCTGGATATTTGTATTCAAATAATTTCTGCTTAATTTTAAATGTCTCTGTTTTCATTCCCTTTGTATCCTCTACGACTGTTTGTCCATTTTCCTCGTAAACAAAATCTGCTATGTATTCTATTTTTCTATGTGTCTTGCCATTTTTCTTGAATCCTTCTTGTAATAGAAATGGTACTTGCAGTCTCAAGTTACTTATCTGTTTTGCTCTCTGTAATAACTTTAATTGTCTATATCTTGTTGCTTCCAAATTACTATCAAACCTTATGTTATCTACTACTATTTTTCTGTTTCTGTACTTGTTCATCTTTTGCCTCCTCTAGTATAAATTCCTTTATGAATCTGTTTGCGTATTCTGGTGCTATTAAACTTCTTTTTGCTCCGTGGATTTGTATGTCCAATGTTTTTCTTCTTATTCCAGCTATAGGATTCAAAAATCATGTTGTATTTAGGTTCACAATTTATGAACCAATACTGCGTTGGTTTTTTAAAATAATCTCCACGCAAAGTTCTGTCTTTATCTACAATTTTGCTTGGTATAGCCCAATATTTGACTAAATAGTGCGTTGTTGAATATGGATTTTCAATTATTAATGGTATTTTCTTTCTAATGCACACTATTGCTAATTTTGTTATCGTTTCATACATCAAATCTAATTCTCTATGTAATTTTAGGTCATATTCTAGTTTTTGTTCATCTGACCATTTTTTTAACGAATTACAAGTTCCTCTAAAATGCAGCTCAATTTGATTCTCAAATCTTACGCAAGGAAAAAATGCCAATATTGTATCTTTTTCTGTTATATTATCAAATATACTTTTTTGTTTGTCGTATGCTTTTTCTATTTCTTTAAATAAATCTATTACTATATCTGTTTCGTTAAATTCATTTTGAATATCATAATCAAATGCTTCATATCCGAAGCTTTTTAAATTCATTTTTAAATGTTCCACTTTGTTCAAAAAAGCAATAAAATTTCATTTTTTCTTTAGCTCCTCTCGTAATTTTTCTTGCCAATTCTCAATACCCTGTATAAAGTTTTTACATCTCATTACTGGCTTATAATTTTCGTTTTCTTGTTTGTTACAACCCATACAATAGTAGCAAAGCGTATTACTCTCTATTTGTTTCATAATTTATTCCTCTGGCATTCTATATACTTTAGCTTCTATCTCATACCAATGTGCAATATCTCTTAATATTTCTTCTGCTCTTGCTCCTGTTTTATATTCGCCCAAAACTACATAATCATCTATACCTAATCTAGCCTTTATTTCTCCGTTTTAGTGTTAGTCCAATTATATTTATATTATCGAAATTTAGGATATTGACTTTTCTTTGACTTACTATTATCATAACTACCTCCTAATATCTTGTTATATGTTCCATATTCTCTAAAACCATATCCGCTAAATAATATCTCTTGTAATCTGTTCTCTCGCCATATCTATTAGTGTTGCTTTCCCATTCTGTTTTAAATTCGTATCCTTCTTTTTTTAGTTGGTCTATTCTTGCTCCTAGCTGTGTTATTCCTAAATCTGCGTATGCTTCCCAGCTAGATATTGAACCAAACTCTCGTATGTAATTTATTATTCTATCTTTTTGCGTTGTTTTCATTTGTTATCACTCTCCTATCTGTTCTACACTCATTCTATCTGCAAGTTGTTTTGTAAAATCTTGCATTTGTTGAGGTAATAGTTTTTGTCCTCTTTCTCTGTTTATCAATACTTCATATTGTTTTAAAAATTGCCCTTTTGTAACTGTGTTTATTGTTTCCATGTCCACCATTGCTAATTGTTTTACTTGATTTACACTTCCAAAAAATCTCTTAACTTCTGGGCTATAATTATTAAATTGTTCCTCGGTCATATAAAGACCATTGCTTATCATTCCAATTGCTTCGTTCCATGCCTCTATTCCTGTTTTCTTTGTTGTTGGATTGATTAGCTCTATTGCATTTTTTCTTACTTCATGTATTGTTGGTGGATAAGGGCTTTCTATTATTGTTTTCTTTACTGCTTGTAAGACTATATTGTAATCTAAGTCTCCTAAACACTCTTGCCATGTATTTAACATCATCTCTCTTTGTGTTTGTGATTTATTTGCAATATCTTCATAATTACCAGCCAAAAGTGTTATTATTTGCACCATTTCGCTCTTCTTCATCTTTTGCCTCCTTCCATAAATCTATAAATCCGTCCATTTTGTCCTTTTTTTTGTTATTATATTTTCCCTCCAGTATGGAGACTGCCTTATCTGGTCTTATCATAAAGTCGAAATCTGCTTTCCAGTTTCTATCGTTGTCTCCTATGAGAAAATCTGTATTATTGGCTAGTATGCAAACTTCTATAAATTGCTGTGGTGTAATTTCTTTTAGCAGCTTATTTATCGCTATTTTTCGTTTAGCAGTGAGTTTTTGAACTCGAGGAAGGTTTGGGCAATAGGAATTGTAAATTCCTATAATGTTATTATATTTATCTTTTACTTCTACTTTTTCATCTTCATTTACATCTACTTTTACATTATCATTTACTTCTTCATTTACATTATCAGTTATTTTTGTTATACCGTGTTATATCATTTATAACGTTGTTATTTTTGTTATCTTCTGTTATAACTTCGCTATTTTTGTTATTCCATCTATTAGCCATACCTTTCTTGCCTGCTTCACTTCTTTTATTCTTTGTGCCTTCCCATTTATCTCTGTCTCTATCTAATTGTGTTCTGATAAAAGAGAAAGCCATTTTTAGCATTCCACTTAATTCTGTTATTCTTCCAGTTTCTTCATACAACATAATTGCCCTTAATAATTGTCCTAATTCTTCGTCTGTTAGCAATTCAAATTGTTCTTTATAATCTAAGTAAATTAAAAAACTGCTTTTCATACTTTCTCCTTTCGTAAAAATAAGGGCTAAAACTTATGTCTAGCCCTTGTTGCTCTTAATCTATAATCATTAATCTTGTTTCTATGTCTGTAGGTATATTGCCCTCAAAAACGAAACTATTCTTTAGTATATATTCGTTATATGTATTTGCTGTTTTATTTGCTCTCATCTTTGCTTGCTCTGCCCAACTTTGTTTTTCATCGCTTGTACTATTTTTATATTGTTCATATGTTGCCCTATCTGTCTTATAGCTTGCAATCATACTTCTGCAAGTATCTTCTACCTTTTTTATGGTGTCATAACTTGTTCTATCTCCTATTTTTCTATCTATATAATCTACTTTGTTTGTAAACCAAGTATTAAACCAACCACCAAATACTCCTATAACTGTTAATATAATAATTAATATTATTATTCCTATTGTTATTAAAAAACCTTTCATTATTGAGCCTCCTTATATGTTACTACTGCATCTTTTATTTCAAATGGAATATCGCTATATAGATATGTGCCTGACCATTCTACATATTTTCCATCTGGTGTAAAAAAGAATATTCCATTGTCGTTTGAACCATAAGAACCGTCCACATCTGGTAACCACTTATTTTCTCTTGAACATGAACCACCATAAACTAATTCATAATATTCGCTATCTGGTGTTAGGAAACTATTTAAACTTGATATTTTACCATCTACAATAAACTTACCTGCACAAGCTCCATTTTCTAAAAATAATGCTATATAACCCAAAGGTTTTTCTATTTCGCAAACCAATGTGTTGGCTTTTTCTCTTTGACCATTTACCCAATATGTTCTTTTGATCAAGTTATATCTTTCTAAGCTATAATCGATATCTGTCGGTGTTGGCTGATTTTCTGCCAATGTGTTCCCCATATTTAAAGTTGCTTCTACATCTTTCTTAGTATTAGTGCTTGCAACCTCTGTACAACCAGTTAATGTAACCAATGTAAGTATTAAAATTCCCACCATAATAATTAACTTATTTTTCATTTTTCTTTCCTCCTATAAATAATTTTTTCCGTATCTTAATCTAAATTCTTCTTTTGTTTTATGATAATATTCTTGCCAAGACTTTTGAGCTATTGCTTTCAACCATTCCCATTGTTTAGGATTTAAGTGTATTGAATTATCGTTAGTTCTGTGCTGATATGGTGTAATAAATATTACTAATCCATCTTCAATTGACTTATCTCTGTTGCCTGTTCTACCTTCAAACACTTCATGCCTTTCACTTCCGAGGAAATCTTTCCGTTGAATAGAAAGGATTTTCAGGCATAATACTAAATTCTTTTTTCATTTTCTATATACCTCAACTTTTCTATTTCACTTTGGGTCAATGTAGGTATTCCTAGTTGCTGTGCTTCTTGTATTACCCCATCCAAAAGCACTCTAAATTCGTTTTTGTCCATTTGAGAACTGCCTTCATATACTTTATATATTTTGAAATTTACTCCGCTTATTTTGGCTTCTCGTTCGAAATCGTAGCATTTAAAAAACTTTGATACATCTATATCGGCTCTTATTGTTACTAACATTGATTGTGAATAGTCCTTTATCATTTTTAAATATGTATCATCTTTTGATAATCGCATTTTATTTGCTATCTCGTTAATTAAGCTCCACATATAAGCGTTTTGAGTAAGAGTTCTTTTTTCTTTATGTTCTTTTATCTCAAATAGCTTTTCTCTTTTTTGATTAAACAACCATTTTACTAACGTTTCTGCTGTTCCTATCATATTTACCCCCTACCATGGAAGTTCGTCCAAATTATCAGAAACAATGTCGTTGTTTTCAACTTCTTTTGTAGTATTTTCTTCTTTTCCTTCTTTTTTACTATCTCCAAAATAAACTTCTTCTGCAACTACTTCTGTAACATAATGTTTTTGTCCTTTATCATCATCATAATTCCTTGTTTGTATTCTTCCAACTACTGCAACTTGTTGACCTTTCTTAAAATATTTACTACAAAACTCTGCTGTTTTGTTCCAAGCAACTATGTTTATAAAATCAGCTTGTCTTTCTTCTCCTGGCTTTGTAAATCTTCTATTTACAGCTAAGCTAAAAGAAGCTACTAATGTATTGTTTGTTTGAGTATATCTAACTTCTGG